AGTGTTCACGGAGATACCTTGATCAATGTATTTTTGCAGAACTGCCATGATTTTCAAATAGCCTTCGGGTGATCGCTGATCCCATAGCAGCTCATATTTGTTCTTGAGTCGGCGGAACTCGGGCACCACTTGCTTGAGCACACCGTCTTTGCTCTGCTTGATTGACACATAACTGCGTGGGGGTTCTATGCCGTTGGTGGCATTGGAGATCTGTGCCGAAGTCTCCGCGGGCATCAAGGCCATGAGTGTGCTGTTGCGGATACCGTGCTCGCGCAGGCGTGCTCGTAATCCAGTCCAATCCACCGCATCCACATGTGGTACCAATTCATCAACTTCGCGTTTATAGGTATCAACTGGGAGGATACCACTGTGATATCTTGTCTCGTTGCTGGCTGGACATGCACCGTGTTCTTTGGCCAGATCCACTGACGCTTTGATCAAATAGTAACTCCAGTGTTGTGCCCAGCGGTCGATCTCCGGCAATGCGGCAGGATCGCTGTAACTGAGGTCATTCTTGGCCAGCCAATAGGCCAAGTTGATGATGCCCACGCCCAAGGGCCTGCGCTTGTCTGTGGCAATCTCAGCGGCCAAGATAGGATAGTCCTGATAGGTCAGCAAGGCATCCAGACCTCGCACTGCCAAGGTACAAGCCTTTTCCATGTCCTCAGGATCACGGAATACTCCCCAATTGATAGCGCTCAAGGTACACAGCGCGATCTCTCCTTGATCATCATTGATGTCGTTGAGCGGACGGGTAGGTAGATTGATTTCGCAACAGAGATTGCTCTGGCGGATGGGAGCTACCTCTGGTAGGAAACTGCCATGCGTGTTGGCATGATCTACATTCATGAGATAGATCCGGCCAGTGTCCTTGCGCTCTTGCATGAAGCGAGTGAATAGATCCACGGCCTTGATGGTCTTCTTGCGCAGTTTGGTATTGCGTTCAGCCCGCTCATACAGTTCGCGGAAACGATCCACATCAGTGTAGAAAGCATCAAATATCTCAGGCACATCATGTGGAGAAAACAGTGTGATGTCGCCGTTGCCTAACAGGCGCTCATACATGACTTTGTTGAATTGTACGCCATAGTCCATATGGCGTACACGATTATCATCTGTGCCTTTGTTGTTTTTGAGGACCAACAGATCCTCTATTTCAAGATGCCATACAGGGTAATATAAAGTGGCTGCACCATTGCGTACACCGCCTTGGCTACACGAGCGGGTGGCAGCCTGGAACAGTTTATAGAATGGAATCACGCCGGTGTGATACGCATCTCCGTTGCGTATCGGCGAGCCTATGGCGCGGATCCTGCTGGCGCCGATGCCGATGCCTGCCTTTTGGCTTACATATTTCACTATGGAACTTGTAGTCGCGTTGATCGAATCCAGACTGTCTCCGGTCTCGATCAGCACACACGAACTGAACTGTCGCTGAGGAGTACGCACACCAGCCATGACCGGAGTGGGCAGGCTGATCTGATGTGTGCTGATAGCGTCGTAATAATCGCGCACCCACATCATGCGTGTCTCGCGAGGGTACCCGCTAAACAAGGTGGCCGCGATCAAGGCATAAGCCACCTGGGGAGTTTCGTAGATGTCCTTGGTCACGCGATTTTGCACCAGATATTTGCCGCGGAACTGCTCCATGGCTGCATAGGTCAGTTCTTCGTCGCGATCGTGCTTGATGAAAGCATTGATCTTGTCCCATTCGTCCTGGGTGTATGCGGTCAACAATTCTGGATCATAAAAACCAGCCTGGACATTCTGTCGTACCAAGTCCAGGATGTGCCAAGGTTCAAACTGACCATAGACCTGTTTGCGCAGGTGATAGCATATCAGCCGACCGGCCACATATTGATAATTGGGAGTTTCTTCAGAGATCAAATCAGCTGCTGATTTGATCAAGGTTTCTTGTATGTCTGCGGTCTTGATACCGTTGTAAAATTGTATATGGCTTTTGATTTCTACTTCGCTGGCGCTGACGCCAGTGATGCCCTCGGTGGCCCAAAATACTACTTGATGTAATTTTTCTAGATCTAATACTTCTTTGATTCCGTCTCTTTTTTGTACTTGTATTTGCGTCATGTTCTAACTCTTTAATTGTGGTAATACCACGCTGTCAAGCGTTTTAGTTATGGAAATTTTTTGGGATGAGATATTTAACAACTGACCCGGACTCCAATTCAACACATATTTCCCGTCATCGACTAGGACTAAATGTTGATCAGAAGTTTGTGCTAAGGACACAGTCGAGGCGATTCCGCAAAAGTGTATAGTATACAGGATTCCCAGAGCCCGAGCAAGATCACAAAAATGGTTTTCTTCTAACAATTGCCAAGGATCTGGCCAGGTTCGCCAATCATCCCAGTGCAATCGGTAAGGACACCAAGGTAGATCAAGCCACCAATCGTTGATTGACAGCAAGGCCATGTCCTGACTCTGACCCATAACGGATTCACGAAGCCTTGCCCACGATCGCAATCGTTGGGTATAATCTCCGGTCCAGTTCAAGCGAGATGAGAAATGCTGTAGGTCAAGGACACACTGTCGCCAGTGCTGGTGGAATTAGCAGTGACTACCAAGGAGTTGGCACCGGTTTGAGATGCGGCGAGTACCACACCGATGTTGGTAGTTTCAACATAATCATCAGTGAACACAGCGGTACCTGCACCGGCCGAAGTCACAGTGAACAGTCCATGGCGCACATTGCTTTCACGCACCATGGTATAATCCATGCTGAATGCACGCACCAGATTGGGATTGGTCGTAGCTACTGTGGTTCCGCTGCTGTTGTCAGGGATGTTGGCAGTGAGTCCATTGAGCCTGGCGTAACGACCTAACTGCAGTTCTGTGCCTGGAGCATCGGCTGCTGGAGTCGTGGTAGATACAGACACACGAGCTACTTGATTATTTTCGCTGTCAGTGCGTTCAAACATGTCGCTGATACTGGCGCACACATCGTTGGCAAACTGTATGACTGGTGTGACTGGTGTTCCACCTAGCGCATTGCCCGCATCATAGAAAATGTTATAGGCAGTGGCACACAGGCTGGCTTGCCCGTATATCACGCCTTGCGCATATATGTTGTCAAAAAAGTTGCCCACGGCACGGAATCCAGTGGGTCCGCCTGATACTGCTGTGGGATTAGCAAGCACGATGCCCTGATATAGATCGTAGAAGGCGCTATTGCTGACAGTGACACTGGCTATGGGCTGTGCGGTATTGATACCATAGGTCAGACCTTGCCAGCGGCATCGATCAAAAGTGATCTGTTCACACACCCCGCTGAATTCAGTACCAATGAGATTGGCAGCAGCCGTGGTCGGGGCAGTGCCCAGACTGCCGCGAAAGTTCACTGATTCAAACCAACACTGTGTGGCCTGTGCCACGAGGAAAACCGATGAACTGGAATCCAAGAGATTTTGGAATGTGATCGATGATATTTCGATATTTCGAGGCAGCGTGGCACCATTGCTGCCGAGATTGGCACCGGTCTGCTGTAGGCTGTCAGCATACTGTGCCACATAGTCAACAAGACCGCTGTCAAACGGATCTGTCAATGTGATGAATGTACAATCAGCGCCTTCGCCCACAAGTTTGGCCCAGGTAGGAATGGCAATGGTTTCAGTGACGATATAAGTACCAGCAGGAAAATACAGACTGCGTCGTGTCTGGGTGTTGTTTGGCTCACGGCAGTACAGTTGATATAAAGCGCGATTGATGGCATTGGTATCATCTGTTACACCATCGCCAGCAGCACCGAAGTCTCGTATGCTGGCAAAATCATCCAGCTTAGCAGATACTGTACGCACCACGGGCGTGCTGGCTGTGGCACCAGTCTGTGCCGCGTAGCCGACCACGGAATCAGTGTAGGTATACTCGGCCAGGGCAGCGATATCGGAAAACTGGGTCAGTATCTCTGTGTTACCGATCACAGGAGCACCCTCTTCCAGGGTACCGTTGCCAATGAACAATCGCCGGCTATCTATGCACCAACCCAGTTCTGCACCCGCCAGTTGCGGTAGATTTTCGGTTAGACCTTTACGATTGGTGATCCTTGATATCTGTACGATAGCCACGCTTGAATTCCTTGTTTGACCTGTTATTTATGCGGTCAAGTAGTAGAGCTCCAGGCGCTTCCACCACTGCTGCTCCCAGTATCCAAAGTCTGCTTCTTCCAGCACAAATTCCTGATATTCTGGTGGTTTAGTGATGTTAAACTGGCTGTCGACTTCGGGCTTGACGCACATCAGCACCACACCCTTGCGTATTTTCGTGCCATAGACTTCGTTGTGAGCCAGGGCATAGGCTGCCAACTGCAGGAAATAGTCTTCGATCCACTCGCGCTTTTTGGGCTTGTTGGTCTGCTTGTAATCCAATATGCTTTCGCTGCCAAGATGTATACCGGCCCCGTCGCTGGTACCAGCATAGAGTCCAGGAAAATACAGTGGGATTTCTACACCCCAGAATTCCTCGACATTCTTCAACCCATAGTCAATCACTGTCATGGCCATGGCATGGCTAGCCCAGGCATAAGGATTAGTGCCTGCTGCGCGGATCTGCCCTGTTTTGACATAATGCTCGAGATAGGTGTGCATCCTGGTACCACGATTGGCTGCCTCAGTGGTTATCTGCTGTGCTTGTTCCGGTCCCACACGGCGTTTCCAGTTTTCAAGAGCGATGCGTTTTTCTTCGGGCTTGGTGCGATCAAGTATCGTGGTGACAGAAGGCAGTTTCTTTCCATCAGGAGTGGAATACAGACGGCGCCCATCTTCCGTGACACGGCTCAAGGGCTGGTAATCAAATCGGGGATTAATCAAACTCGGAAACTTTCTCCGCAACCACAGCGGTCGCGCTCGTTGGGATTGATAAACTCAAATCCTTCATTGAGACCTTTTTTAAGATAATCCATGGTCATGCCGTCGAGATACGGACGATGTTTGGGATCTATATACACCCGCACTCCATTGACATCATAGTGTGCCATGCAGTGCTCTCGACCTTGTTCAACATCGACATATTCCAAGACATATGCCAGCCCTGAGCAGCCAGTGGTCCTGACACCAATCTTGATACCTAATCCTCTGCCTCGCCTGGCGATGTTTTCTCGCACGCGATTTGCAGCTTCATCCGTGAGCGAGATCATGTTTCTTTTTGTAATCCTCTATGGCTGCCTTGATAGCGTCCTCTGCGAGTATGCTACAGTGGATCTTGACAGGAGGGAGGGCCAACTCCTGTGCGATCTCAGTGTTTTTGATAGTTGAGGCTTCGTCCAGCGTCTTGCCCTTGACCCACTCTGTGACCAGAGAACTGCTCGCGATGGCCGAACCACACCCATATGTTTTAAATCTCGCGTCAGTGATGATTCCATCATCGCTTACTTTGATCTGTAGTTTCATGACATCGCCACAGGCTGGCGCACCGACCATGCCGGTACCAACTTGCGTGTCGCCTTTGTCAAATGATCCTACGTTCCTGGGATGCTCATAGTGATCCAGGACTTTTTCCGAATAAGCCATATCGACCTCCTATGTTAGAGTATACTTGGATATTTACTTGATGTCAACGGCCCGTTTGGCCATGGTATCTACTGTCTTTTGGGCCTGATCCACGGTCATGGTATCTGTGACCTGCTCCTGATCGGCGCCGCGGAAGATGATTTCAGTGGGAGTAACTGTTTGGATTACGGTGCTCAAGGGAGGCCGTTGGCTCATGGTCGCAAGATTATCCGGGGTCAGGCTGATGCCCATGTTCTGGGCCAGATTGATGAAAGCATCAACCGAAATCTTTTTTTGACTGTCTGTGTCTTGTGCCCGACTGATCAAGAACTGGCTTAGAGCCAAGAGTTTTTGAGCATCCGGGCTGTCAGTGACTTCCCGGATCTGCATTATCTGCGCTCTCGGCCCAGTGTTTCAGCGCCTGCCTCATCTTCTGGTTCTTCGTCAGCGGGGAGGTTGGCGTCAATGCTAAGGTCTAGTTCCTCTTCGCCAGGTGCAGGTGCAGCAGCAGGCATGGCGCTGGCATCAGCACCGGGTACCATGGGCGCCTGGCCAGTGAGCACGCCTTGTGCGCTTTCTAGTTCAGTCTTGCCAGCCTGTACTGCTGCCAATAGATTAGTCAAGGCCGCAGCGGCTTGTGCGTTGAACTGGCTGGCCTGTTCTGTGCCCATGTCATTCTTGATAGAGTTGGTAAGAGCCGGTAGATCCTTGAACTGCATCTCGGAGATGTCTTCCATCATGCCCTGGATGCGATCCACCATGTCTTGGCTGGCCAGCACTACCTGTGCTGTCTGGATCTCGCTGGCTTCCATGATACGGCGCTCACCGAGTTTCTTACCAGCAGCAGCAGCCTTTTGGAATTTGGCCTTGCCGTACTTCTTGCGACCGATGGCAGCAGCCACAGCCTCGGGATCTCGGGCTGACCCGCCTTTTTTGATGGCCTGCACTGTTTTGTCAAAGCCCATGTATTTTTCGTCTAAGCGAGCAGTCAGGGCCTGCTCTAGCATGACCAGTTTCATGTAGTCGGGATTGCGCTCGCTGAAGTGGCGGCTCACACTTGATTTGTGTTCGCGCAGCAGTCCCTGCACACGATCCAGCATGTGGCGTGCCTGCGACTCGGAAAGCCGATCAAAATCCACCTGCGACTCGTACTGCCCGCGCAGTGTTTTAGCGATTTGTTCTGTGGGACGGCGAGCGCCCAGTTCTTGAAGTTTCATTATTAAATCCTCGGATCTGCCAGTATTTAGCAACATTGACCCATTTATCTAAGGTTGTTTGTACCCAGTGCAATCTATGTTTACGGTTGCTTATCTTGGCATCAACTGCTTCGCGCAAATGACTATCTCTTATTTTAGATTGTAGATGCGCCCGGGTGTCAATGTCAGACGCCAGCATGGATCTTTCTTGATCCAGTTTCTGGATCTGCATGCTGACGTGATACTGCTGGTTCTTTTCAGCGATGCACCAGCTCAACGCCGTGCGAGCAGATCCAAATTCTCTGGGGTCTCTGCGATCCTGACTCACAGTCCATCTATTGCTATCTTTTCTAATCAGGTATCGGCCAAACGCGAGATAACCGTCGTCTTGGGGCAATATGGAATTGGGCAATATTTGCAGCAGTTCTGGCTCCAGCACCTGCTGCAGGCGACGCATCTTCACATCGTTCATTTGATGACGAATGTAGTGAGAAGATATGCCACTATGCCCACCAGTCCGGCTATGATAGCCAGACCCCAGCTCATGACCTGATCAGTCCTCTTGTCACCCATGGTCTGTACCATGTCGTGTACTTCGCGGATCACAGTGCTTTGATCCTCGATCTTGTCGTCCATGTGCACCAATTTCTGCTCGAGGAATCTATACCGTTCGGCACACAATTCAACATGGGCTTCCAGGCTCTTTTTCTCGATTTCTGTGGTGTCGGACATGATGTTTTATTTATCGTGCAGCACTTGGAAGCCAATGTTGCTGCCGGGTTCTAGCATCTGTGTCTGCCCCGGAGTCTCACCCAGCCCGGTGATCATTGGCACACCTCGACAGTCTCGTTCCAAAGCTCCAAACACATTTTCCCCTTCGGCCAGGGCATCTTCATGATCTACAGAAAACTCGAAATTCCAGATACACACATCCCCAGACTCGTCTCGCTCGCTGGGTGTGATCGAATGCGGCAGTGTGCGCAGGCTCAGAATCTGATTGATGGTATCCCAATTGCGCTGCTGGTTTCGGCTGCTATGCCACTTGCTGGGGTCATCAACTTGTTGCCCGACTTGGTCAGTAAAGGGCAAACGATTGATGTTGAAATTATTCTTGACCCCCGTGATAGTGATGTCAAAAGTTGTCCAGCATCTTACCCTCAATCTCGCACCTGCATGATCTGGCTATTGACCGCGATAACTATGCGATCTCGGCTGCCGCGATAGGTCAGCGCAGCATGTGGGATATGGCTGGGAAACACTATCATCATGCCAGGCTGCGCTTGGAAATCTATGCTGGTGCTGGCTGTCATGTAAGCTGCGCCCATGTCATTCCACATGGTGTGTGTGGGATTGTAAAAACGATTGGCACCGTTCTTAGTGGCAGCATCCATGTCTCCGCAGTCCAAGTAGTAGATGGCCGACCAAGAACTGCCGGGATGCATGTGCATGTCATGATAACCGCCGTCGCGGGTGATATGGCACCAGGATTCATGCAAGTTGACCACCATGTTGGCACCAGCAGGCCAATGACCACGATTGGCATCAGCTGCAGCACGGAATATCGACCCGCGGACGAATTCCGCCAGTGCTCGGACGCTGGGATCATCGTGGTTTAGGAAATCAAATCCGCTTTCATATAGACCACGCTTGGCATCAGGTGCGATGCCACTGACTTGTTTGCGCTGTTCTAGATCATAACACACACGCCGGATTCCGGGTGCGTGTCGGGCATGATCGGACCAGTCAAAATCATAGAAGCGACTGGGCCAGAGAGATATGGGTTGCATGCTGGTATTTACGGCCAAAAGAAAACCCCGGAATGATTCCGGGGTTGTAATGCACACTTACCGATTACGATGTAGCCAGTTTGAAACCAACGTTGGTCACTGTCGAACCTGCCACGTTCAGGCCCGTGACTGTGCCATCTGAAGCAGTGATCTGGACGTTACCAGCACCTTGGATGGCAGCTTCCAGTGTGGCTGCTGTGTAAGCACCAGTGGGGTACAGGGCATAGGAAATCTGTCCTGAGGCACCTGCCTCGACCTGGTAGATCGCGATGGTAGCGGTCTGCTGGATCGTCTGGTTGATGGTGTTGATAGCACCCGGTGTGAACACGCCAGAACTGTATGAGCCCAACTGCGTGGTCAAGTTCTGTGCCTGTGTGCCGGCATTCTTGATGATCACAGCGAAAAAGTCGAGTTTGGGACCCTGGGGTTGTACCAGAGCGGCCGATGTGATCGTGCCTGTCTGGGGACCGTTCTGGATGTCCAGAGCAAATACTGGTTGCGAATCACCATTAAAAGGTGGGAAATAAGCCATTTTGTTTCTCCTAGTTTAAGTGACCATTGAAGGTCTACTTTTATTTACCAAAGATGACGGAAATGGCTTCTGCTAGGTTAATTCTGGATTGTTTTGTGCGAAGTTGGCAGCAGAAAATCTCATACGATCCACGAACTTCATGCCCTGGCCCACATAACCCTCGTGGCCAGGTTCGTTGTTGACCGAAGCCTGCACATCCTGGGCCTGCGCATCCAACTGGCGCACCAGATCATTCTTGAGGCTGGATATGTCCAAGAAGGCCTGGAATACTGCGGCCACGGCCTGCTTGTTTTGGGTGGCCCACTCGAATATGCGAGGAGCCTTGGCCGGAGCCCGTTGCTTGACCCACTCACCAAATCCCTGTATGAGATTTTCATAGGATCCCGACCTTACACGACTGTTGATATACTGTTTAATCAGTTGCGGAAAGTCCGTGATCTTCCTGGACCGCAGTTCTGCAGGATCAAATAATCTATCAATGGCAGCACCGTACTGGCCGATGATGCGTTGGACATCTTTCACAGTGCTGTCTCGCAATTTGATTTTTCGTGTTTCTTTCAGGCTGGGATCCAAGATCAAGAGCCCTGACACTGGCTCCAGAGCAGCGGCCTGGATGGGTGTGGCCGGTGCACCTGGTGCTGCCAAGGCTGTGTGGATGACCACTCCCACTTCGCTGTCACCTATCTTGCGACCTAGATCGGAATCCGCTGGTACTCGATATTTCACGGTGTTGGGCGTAAACTCGTAGGCACCACGGACTTCTGGAGGAGTGTTGACAAACAAAAGATCTCCCTGGATGTATCCTCGGAAATCTTCAGGTGTAGCTGCTCGCAACAAGGGGAAAAGTTTTTTGTAGATATTGATCAGTTCGCCGCGCTCACCACCACGAGCAGCCATGATCCGTTCGATCTGTTCCGGACTCGTGGCCAACCCATCATAGCCCTTGGCCAAGAATCCTGACTTGTCAGTGAGCACGAATTCTCCGGTGGGTTTGCGACCAAATATGATGGCTGGTTTTCCATCCCACTTCACGGTGGTACTCTCGGGTCGGGAAGCCGCTGTCAGGATGCCCTGCAGAGCCTGATTCAGTCCTCGGCTGCCCTGATCTAGCACCATGTCTTCGGGGTGCTCGATACGGACTCCTTCCACTATGATCTGCATGCCTTGGTTCACTATGCGATCACGCAGGCGTGCCATGATGTTGACTTCGTTGTATTCTGTGTAGATATCTGTGTTCTCAGCGATGGGTGTGCCAGCCCGCTCCATGTGATCACGGAAGTCTGCTAGTTTTTGTTCGCGCCGGGGATCCGTTTTTAATGCTGCCATGATGCGTTCTATC